AGGGCTAGAAGAAAAACCAGAAAGCATAGGGCAAGGCAAGAAGCCACACTAAACCAGAGACCAAAGCCCAGACTGGATAGGAAAAGGCAGGGCAAGGCAACAATAAGTACCCCCACCCCCCCATCTGACATAATCGATATAACATCCATATAGCCAGTAAATTATATTTTAACACTATATAGCAGATACCCCCCTATTAAAATAAAGGATTGCTTGTGTTTTTTTTTAAAATATGTTATAATTCTATACTGAATTAATACGTCAAAAAAAATTAATGGAATTATGGGAAATGTGGTTGTTATTAATGGTCACAGTTAATACAGCACAAAACCTTGTAGTATTTTTTGTAGGTAGAAAATTCAAAAAAACAAAGTAATACCTACATATGCAAACAGCAGAACAAATAGATAAAATTTCTGCACTACAAAAAGCCATAAATAGGCTATCCGTTTTAGAAAAACACGATAAAGTACAAGGTTCACTTTTGGAATACGCAAAATTCCAAATGCCCGAATACCAAACACCTGCCCACATTAAATTACTAGCTCATAAACTTGAAGAAGTAGAGCGAGGTAACATTAAACGATTAGCAATATTCATGCCACCTAGACATGGCAAGAGTCAGCTAACGTCACAATTTTTTCCTGCATGGTATTTAGGTCGCAACCCTAGTAAATTTGTTATTGCAACAACCTACGCACAAGACTTAGCGGATGATTTTGGTAGGTCAGTACGCAATCAAATACAGGATGAAGACTATAATCGTATATTTAACGATTGTACCTTGTCAAAGGATAGTAGTTCTGTTAGAAGATTCCATACCACCGGTAGTGGTGTGTATTATGCAGTAGGTGCTGGCGGGGCAATTACCGGTAGGGGTGCACACTTACTCCTAATAGACGACCCAATTAAAGGTAGGGAAGATGCAGATAGTGACGCAATGCGTTCTAACTTAATCGATTGGTATAGATCAACTGCATATTCACGATTAATGCCCGGTGGTAGTATTATCCTAATACAAACCAGATGGCATGAAGACGATTTAGCAGGATGGATATTACGAGAAACAAGTCACGAACCATGGGAAGTTGTAGAACTACCTGCGGTACTAGACGAGAAAGCCTCAAAAATTTTGAAACGACCAAAGGGTCAAGCCCTTTGGCCTGAAGCCTACGATAAAAAACGATTAGAAGAGATAAAAAAAACAGCAGGATCGAGAGAGTGGAACTCTCTCTATATGCAAAGACCAAGTGCTGAAGAAGGAAACATCCTAAAAAGGTACTGGTGGAAAGAATGGACAGAAGATAACCCCCCCGAATGCAATTATATCTTGCAATCATGGGATACTGCGTATACTGTTAAGAGCACAAGTGACTACAGTGCAGTAACTACATGGGGTATATTTGAACATAATGGCATACAGAATGCTATTTTACTATCAGCTAGACGTGAGAGGTGGGAATTTCCCGAACTCAAGTCAGAAGCTATTAAATTATACAATGAATTTAGGCCAGACGTGGTGTTAATTGAAGCAAAAGCATCTGGTTGGTCGCTCATACAGGAATTACAAAGAGCAGGTATACCTATTACGCCTTTTAATCCTAAAAGAGCAGATAAAAAGACAAGAGCACACTCTGTAACGCCACTATTTGAGTCTGGAAGGGTATGGTATCCTTCATCAAAATATTGGGCAGAGGATGTTATTAACCAATGTGCACAATTTCCATCATCAAATTACGATGATTTAGTAGATTCTACGACACAAGCGTTAATGCGATTAAGACAAGGACTATTTGTAGAACATCCGCAGGACATTCCACTAGAACCTTCTGCACCTACAGGTAGTTATTGGTAATAAAAAAAATTTTTTAAAATATGGCAAGACAAAAAACATCAGAATTTGACCAAACAGTTGAAATGGATCAAGTGCAAGTAATTACACCAGATGAAGTAATAGAAGAAACTACTATTACTGTTGGTATTGATGATAACCTTGCTGATAAAATGGATGAAGACCAATTAGAGTCTTTATCTAGTGAATTAATTGATCAATATGAATCTGATAAACGTAGTCGTAGTGAATATGAAGCGACTATGAAAAAAGGTATTGATCTTTTGGGATTAAAATTAGAAGATACACACAGACCATTCCAAGGTGCGTGTTCTGCACATCATCCTTTAATGGTTGAAGCGGCAGTACAATTTCAATCCCAAGCGATTAAAGAATTATACCCAGCTAATGGGCCAGTTCGTACAAAAGTTGTAGGCTCTGTAACACCAGAGAAATCTAAACAAGCACATCGTGTTAAAAACTTTATGAACTATCAGATTACTGAAGTCATGGAAGAATTTTTTGACGATTTAGATCAAATGCTTTTCTACCTCCCGATTGTAGGTTCATGCTTTAAGAAGATTTATTACGATGAATCCTTAAAGAGACCTATAGCACGATTTATCCCTGTCGAAGATTTTATCATTTCGTATGATACACCCGATCTTCGTTCTTCTGGAAGATACACTCATGTTATTCGTTTAACAGAAAACGAATTACGAAAAAGAATTGTATCTGGTTTTTATAAAGAGATGGATATGATGGGTGATGCATCTCCAGAAACAGGGGATATCGAAGATAAGATACAAGAAGTACAAGGCGTAACAAGAGACGCTTCTTCTAAAGATAAAATTTATACATTACTAGAAATGCACGTTGATCTTGACCTTGAAGGTTTTGAAGATGAAAACAATGTAGCACTTCCTTATATTGTAACTATTTGTAAAGATACATCTGAAGTTTTAAGCATTCGTGCTAACTACTATGAAGATGATGAAGAGAAAAAAAGAATACAACATTTTGTACATTACAAGTTTATTCCCGGATTTGGTTTTTATGGACTTGGATATGTACACTTATTAGGTAATTTACAAAAATCGGCAACGACAATATTACGATCTTTAATTGATGCTGGTCAATTCTCTAATCTTCCTGCTGGATTTAAAGCAAGAGGAATGAGAGTAGAAGGTGGTGATACACCTATAGGCTTTGGTGAATTTAGAGATGTTGAAGGTTATGGTGATGATATAAAAAAATCGGTTATACCATTACCATTTAAAGAACCGTCTCAAGTGTTAACACAATTACTTGGTGCAATGACGGATGAGGGTAGACGACTAGCCGCTATTACTGATATGCAAGTTGGTGATGGCAACACCCAAGCTCCAGTAGGGACAACGATAGCGTTGTTGGAGCAAGGTACAAAGGTAATGTCGTCTATTCATAAAAGATTACACAATACACAAAAAGAAGAATTAAAAGTTTTATCGAGAATCAATGCAGACTACTTGCCGGATTATTACCCTTACGATGTTGAGGGTATAAGCCGATTTGTATTTAAAAAGGATTTTGATGGCAGGGTAGATGTTTTCCCTGTCTCTGATCCTAATATTTTCTCCACAGCACAAAGAGTTATACTTGCACAAACTCAATTACAAATGGCACAATCTGCACCGCAAATACATGATTTGCGTGAAGCATACAAAAGAATGTATGAAGCTCTCAATATAGAAAACATAGATGATTTAATTATGCCAGAGATGGGTGAGAAACCATTAGACCCAGCTACGGAAAATTATTCTATGTTACAAGGAAGACCTGTTAAAGCATATGGTTGGCAAGAGCACGAAGCACACATTGCTGTACACACAGCATTTGTTAGTGATCCTTCTAATTTGCCACAATCATCTAATCCTGCATTAGGTCAACAGATGGCAAATCAATTAATGCAACTTGTAACTTCACATATTGCAGAACATAAAGCACATCTGTATAGACAAATGATAGAAATGGAAAGTCAACAAGAATTACCTACTCCTCCCGATTACAATAAAGAAAATCCAGCTAAAGATGATAAATATGAATCACTTGATCCAGATACAGAAAATCAAGTATCTATTGCACAGGCTAATGTTGCAAATACTATTGCACAAAGAAATCAAGCATTAATTCAAGCACAACAAAATCAACAAGCAATGCAAGACCCTAGAGTACAATTAATGCAACAAGATTTACAATTACGTCAACAAGAAGCACAACAAGAAGCACAAGATGATATGATGCGTAATGATTTAAAAAACAAAGAATTGGAAATGAAAAACCAATTAGAAATGCAAAAATTAGAATTAGAAGTAGAAAAACTTCGTTTACAAAAAGAAATGAATGATATGAAAATGGCAACAGAAATGAATCAAAAAGCTCAAGAAAGAAAATCTCAAGAAAAAAGAGAAGCAGGTCGTATTCGCTCTAATGAAAGAATAGTATCATCTAAAGGAGAAAAAAAATAATGGGAAATAATAGTAAATTTATTAACAAAGAAACTGGAACAGTAGACATAGATGCTATAAGTAAAGAACGTAATGAACAAATTAAAAAAGCTCTTAAAGCAACAACTAATCAAGAAATAGCAGATAGTGTAAGTAGAACTTACGCAATAGAATTTGATCAAGAAAATCCTATTGAACTTAAAGAAAAACCTAAAAAACCTAGAAAAACAATTATACCCGGAAAAGGTGGTAAAGGTAATTATGCAATGGGTGGTATAGTTAAAATGTCTAATGGTGGGCCAGTTCCATCAAAATATAAAGGTTTTTCTAAACTACCAGAACCAGTACAAGAAAAAATTGATCCATCACTAGCTACAAAATATAACGCTGGTGGTATGGTTAAAAAAAATAAATCAAAAAATAATTATAGAGGTCAATACGATATACAAAAACAAAAGGTAAAATTTAAAGGCGTATATTAGTGATTAAAGGAGATAAAGATTTAAAAATATTAGATCAAATAGAAATGATTGAAGATTTAATGGGTGGCACAGATAACTCATTTAAAAAATCTTATTATGCAGATAGAATAGTAGATTTAAAAAAAAAACTTGTAGAAATTTATGGAAAATCAAAAGGTGGTATGATTAGAAAAAAAAAATCTAATACTACAAAGAAAAAAACTAGAACTGGTATTAAAGTTAGAGGAACAAAGTTTAAAGGTATATTTTAGTGGATACACCAAAATTTATTTATCACCTTCGTAAAAAAATAGAAAAAGAAAAAGATTTAATTGCTACTGCTCTTGTTGATGGAAGAGTATCAAAAGAAGATTACGATAAAAGCATAGGCAAAGCAAACGGTTTTACTACAGTGTTAGATATCCTCACGGAAATGTCAAAAAATATGGAGGATATAAATGATAACTGAATTTTCTCTTGAAGAAAAAAAATTAAAAGATAATGAACACCCTGTTGCTGTAGGTCACAGAATATTAGTTAAAGTAATGGATGTGGCAGAAAAAACAAGTAAAGGAATATACTTGCCGGGAAAAGCTGTAGATGATCATCGCTCTGTAGCTTCAATAGGTAAGATTGTTCAAATGGGTGAAGACGCTTATCACAGAGATGATATGTCTAAACCTTGGGCAAAAATAAATGATTACGTCATGTTTGGAAAATATGCAGGACATCGTTTTAAATATGGTGATGCAGAATTACGAATAATGAATGATGATGAGATTTTGGGAATAGTTCCAAATATTAAGAAAGTTACCTAATAACTTTCTCGTTTTAACAACGCAAATAAGGAGAAAATCGCTATGCAAGTAGTGCATGAACAAGTTGGTTTGGATAATAAAAAATCTAAACCTTTGAAGGTTGTTGATGATGGTCAACAGGAAAAACTAGAGCCGTTTAGGTTAGAAAATGAAGTAAAAAGTCCTAGTGAGACTAATCAACAGCCTTCCGACCAAGAAGAAGAGGTCGCACAGGAAGAAGAAATTGAATCTGAAGAAGTAGAATCTGAAGTTGAATTACAAGAAGATACTGAGGAAGAAGATATTTCGGACAAAAAACCAAAAAAGAAAAAAAAGAATTATCAAGATCGTATAAACGAACTTGTTAAAAGAGCTAACGAGGCTGAAAGAGATCGTAATAAATTACATTCTTATAATCAAGAATTGGTTTCAAAAATTCAAACAATGAAACCAGATTATCAAAAGACTCAACAAGACCTTATAGATTCTAAAAAGAAAAATTTAGAAGAAGGTTTAAAATTAGCTCGTGAGTCTCATAAAGCGGCTTATGAATCTGGTGACTCTGATAAATTATTAGATTTAACAGAAAAAATTGCTGATATTAAGTATGATATGAAATCACTTAATAGTGAGGCTATTAAAAAAGTTACGACATCTGATAGCGATGTGGAAAAATTAACTACAAGTGCAACGAACACAAGTTCTAGTCAAGTTGATCCCAAAGCTCTAAGATGGGCACAATCGAACCCTTGGTTTGGTAAAGATGTTGCTATGACCGGAGCGGCATACAGCATTGATGCTCAATTAAAAAACGAAGGTTACGACCCATCTTCAGAAGAATATTATGCTGAAGTTGATCGCAGGGTAAAGGAATCCTTTCCTCATAAATTTGAAGAAGAAAAACCTAGACAAGTAGTAGCTGGTGTAAGACGAGGTACTAAAAACACGACTAATAAAGTTCGTTTATCTGAAAGCCAACTCGCAATGGCTCAGAGATTAGGAGTGCCACCTGAAGAATATGCGAAGTTTGTAGGGAGTAATTAATATGACAAAATCTACACAAACGACTCGTTCTAATGTTTCTCGTAAACATACTGAACGCAAAGTAACTTATACGCCTCCTAACGATCTGGATGCACCCAAACCTCACTCTGATGATATGAAATACAGATGGATAAGGGTACAAACTGTTGGAGAGGATGATACACGAAACATATCTAGACGAAGAAGAGAAGGATATGAATTTGTGCGTAAAGAAGAGCATCCAGATTCAGAATTACCTGTACACGAAGGAGGTAAGTTTGCCGGAGTGATAGGAAGTGGAGATTTGGTTTTAGCAAAAATTCCAAAGGACTTCGTAGATGCAAGAAATACTTGGACTACTGATAGAACAAAAAGACAGCAACGTGCTGTTGATGAGAATATGATGAGAGAACAACATCCTTCCATGCCCATATCACAAAACAAAGATACTTCTGTATCAACTGGGAATAAGCCCAAATTTGATAATTAATAGTGTACAGATAGCAATGGAGAAATAACAAATGGCTAATTTAGATGCACCAGCAGGTGCAAGACCATATCGACATTTAAGTGGCGGTCTTATTAGAGCTAGCGAATACAAAATTGCAAGCGGTACTTCATCTAATATATTTACTGGTGACATAGTAAAGTTACTAGGAACAGGATATATTGATGTAGCGGATGCAACTGACACACCAGTTCTTGGTGTATTTGCAGGTGTAAAATATACAGCTTCAGATGGAGAAGTGGTTTACAAAAAATATTTTCCAACTGGTACAACAACACTAGCAAGTGCTGATGTAACAGCTTATGTGTATGACGACCCAATGATTACTTTTAGAATCCAATCAGCAGGTTCAGCAGATTTTGCCGACATTGGTAATTTAGCTGATCATGTTGCAGGAACAGGAAGTACAACAACTGGACAATCTGCACACGAGATTAGTGGAACAACAGGTACAGGTACGGCAACTTTTCGTATCCTAAGACTCATTGACGATCCAGATAATTCAGCAGGAACAAATGGTGAATTTGAAGTAGTGATCTATGAGCATCAACTTAACGAGCACGTCTCTGGCGGAAGTGCTTCAACCGCACCGGGAGTATAATTATGGCTGTTATATCACGATCACAACTAGCAAAAGAGCTAGAACCGGGACTTCACGCCTTATTTGGATTGGAGTACTCACGTTGGGAAAAAGAACACGAAGAGATATTCGCATCTGAAACTTCTAACAGAGCTTTTGAAGAAGAAGTTTTATTAACAGGTTTTAAAGGTGCGTCAGTTAAAGCAGAGGGATCATCAGTCGGTTACGACTCTTCTTCTGAACTTTGGACTGCTAGGTATACTCACGAAACTATCGCATTGGCATTCGCAATTACTGAAGAAGCAGTTGAGGATAACCTTTACGATACACTTTCAAAGAGATATACTGCGGCTCTTGCACGTTCTATGGCATATACTAAACAAGTTAAAGGAGCTAACGTATTAAATAATGCGTTTAGTTCAAGTTTTCCGGGTGGGGATGCAAAAGCGTTGATTACAACGGATCACCCTTCACTTGAAGCTGGAGACTTGGCTAACGAGCCAACAACTGCAACTGATCTATCTGAAACTTCACTAGAAAACGCAATGATTTCTATTGGTGGTTTCGTTGATGATAGAAACATACCAGTTGCTGTACAAGCTCGTAAGTTAGTAATACCAAAAGACTTAGCGTTTACTGCTCAAAGAATTTTGAAAAGTGACCTAAGAGTTGGTTCGGCTGACAATGATACTAATGCATTAAAAAGCATGAATATGCTACCAGAAGGATATGTGGTTAACCACTATCTAACTGATACTGATGCATTCTTTATCTTAACAGACTTGAGAGAATCTGGTCTAAAAATGTTCCAAAGAAGACCTTTAAAAACTTCTATGGAGCCAGACTTCGAAACAGGAAATATGCGTTTCAAAGCATCTGAAAGATATTCTTTTGGATTCTCAGACTGGAGATGTATCTTCGGTTCACCGGGAGCGTAATAAAGTACAAATGAGAGGGGGTTTATCCCCCTCTTATCTTATTTCTAGGATTAATTAATTATACCAACTGCCCTAGCAGACAATCGTAGAAGAGATGGTATAAGTTTAACTACGGAGAATTATTATGGCTAATACAACTTTTAGCGGCCCTATTCGATCTGAAAATGGGATGAAGCTAGTTAGCAAAAACACTACATCTGGTCTAGTATCAGACAGAACTCTTGGTACTCCTATACAGGATGCTAGAAGAGTTTATTTTAACGAATGGTTTTTACAAAGACCGGGTCTTAATGCAAACATTGACCAAGTATCAACAGTAGAAGTACAACGTGCTTTAAATAGAAACTGGGAAGCACTTGGAACTAACATGACTACTGCGTTATGTAC